ACTTTGTCGATAAGCAGCAAAATTCTGTGGCTGATTGAATTTAAGCTCAAACAAGCCGCTGTCAATGTTAACCCCTTGATCATTGAGCCATAGTTTAAATTCAAGATCAAATGTTTCAACTATGATGCTTTGTAGGCGCTTGCAGTACTCATTGAATCTCAATTCTTGAATATAAGCTGTGCCTACTTTTCCGTCTGATACTGTGTTGGCTGCTTCATCAATGGATGTAGGAAGATACGAAGCAGGTATGCGCAGCGCACGGAACAGCTTGTTGGTAAAATAACGCAGGTCTGTGATCTCACCTAGGTTAGTACCACCTGGCAGCGTTTCAACCTTTGATCCACGGCCTTCTGCTGTCTGCGGAAAAAAGTAATCTTCGTTTACACTTAGAGGATTATAACTAGCGTCTATGACGTTGGCTCCGCCGCCTGTTGAGCTAGGTATACGTCTTTGTTGGATTTCGTTTTTAACACGTTCAACAAAGCTCATAGCCATGTGTGCCGGCATATTTCCAACGTCCACATAGAAAATACGTCTTTCTGGAGCACGTTGTATACGATAGATAATGATAGCATCTTCAAGCAACTCTTTCTGCTTGTAGACTTTAAATACTGATTCTAGCAGTGAATTTCCAAACGGATAGTTGTTATCCAACCCTTCTGACAATGAAAGATGAATAACATGTTTAGCATCTACAGTGATTTCGTTGGTCTGATTACTGAATCTTGTTCCTACTGAACGTGCTGCATCACCTGCAAATCCTCTACCACCTCCACCACCTCCAGTTGTATATGAACTAGTACCGCTAGGGGCTGTATTGGTGGTATTGTGTGGAGTTGTGGCTATGAATTCTTTGAAGTTGAAGTTGAGATCACGGATCACATACTGTTCAGGAATCTTGCCTTCTGATTCGTTGACAATAATCTTTGTGACCTTGGCAGCATCTACAAACAACCATTTTTTGGTTTCGGGGTCGCGAACAAAAAAGCAGTCACCGTACTTGAATGCATTACGTAGTATGCGGAAGATTCTGGTTTCAAAACTGTTCTGCTTGCACCACTTCTGTAAGCTATCTTTGAGTATCTTGACTTCAGTGGCAGTGGGCTCACCACGGAAAAATGTATGAAACGGTGTGGCGTTTTCTTTGTCTTTTTGTGTGCAGAATTCTGTGAGTATGTCCAAAGCAGCATTGACTTCTGAATCCATGTCCATAGTGTCATACTGCATGTATCGTTCTATACGATTGGGACTTCCTGCGTAGACATCTGGCAGATAGCTAGAGTAATTAGCACGGGCAGGACCCGGGCGACCACGTCCACTGATTGGACTCATGCTGCCGCCAGTGTTGTCTATGTTAACAGGTGTGAAGTATTTTTTCCAACTCATGCTTTGTATAGGTTCTTGTTAAGACCTCTAGTTGCAGTAACATTTTCATTGGTGTTGTGTGCTACAGTAAACGTATATTTTAAAAGTGTGGCCATCTTAGTATTTAACTCCGCTAACAAGGTTTCTGCAGATTCTGGTTTTTTGTTTTTTTCTTCTTCTTCTTTCTTCTTCTTAGCATCTTCATCTGCTTTCTTTTTTTCTTCTTCTGCTTTCTTATTAGCTGCTGCTGCTTCTTCTAGTTTTTTCTTTTCTGCGTCAGCTTCTATTGATTTTCTTGTAGTATCTGCACTAGCTGAGGAAGCTGGAGCAGCAGCAGAGGGCTTTGGAGTAGCTGGAGTAGTAGCTGGAGCAGCAGGGGGACCAGAACCGGTACGCTGTTTAGCCAATGCTTCTGCTTCGTTTAGAGCTTTTAGTTTAGCTTCAGCAGCTTCAATTTTTTCTGCGGCAGCTCTCTTTTCTGCACCAGTTTTGGCTGCTGCTAGCTCTTTGTCTGCTTCTGTTTTTTCTTTGTTAACTTCACCTTTTTTAATGCCAATTTCAACTGCGCCGCCTTCTTTGTCACTGAATTGTTTTAACAGTGCTTCTGGTCCAGCTGTGTAGTCTAATAATTTTTCTTGTGCTTTGATCGCACTTTCTTTGGCAGCTGCTTCACGTTGAGCGGCACCAGTCAATTGATTGTGTGTGACCTTTTGTTCAGCAAATCGTTTGGCATCTGCGTTAGCTGCTGCTTTTTGAGCTGCTAGCCTTGCTGGTAGCTCGGCTTTGTAATTATCTATTTGTGTCTTTGCTGCTTCTTTTTGATTTTTTGCATTTGTTTCGGTTTGTGCTAGTCCTGCCTTGAGGTTGGCAGCTATCTGAGCATCTCTTTGGTCTGCTTCCTTGCCACTCTGTTTGCTGGTATCGTCTCTATTTTTTCTTTCTACCGCCCTATCTGCTTTTAGGTCTTCTCGCTTTTTCTCTCGGGCTTTGTATTCGTCTTCATTGATGCCAGCCAACCCTTTGGTCAATTTCCCCACAGCAAAGAGAATCATATCCATTAATCCGCCAAAGAACATGCCTACATCCTGTATGATATCCATGAGTTTCGAAAACACTTCTATTCCAATTTTTAATGCTCCGTACAATATCTTGAATATTCCTACCACAACCTGCATTGCTCCTGACAATATATAAAATATCGGAGTAAGGGCAATGTCAATAACTTTGATAACTACTCCTATGGCCTTGCCAATGGTTTGAAAAAGGTCTCCTAAAAATCTTCCAGCTCCCATGACTATAGTCACAAATCCATCTGTGCCTTCACTGGCTCCAAATATACTTGATATCAACCCTAATACTTTTTGTGTTAACTCTTTAAGTGGTTGGAAAATTGCGCTAATACCATTCCACAATCCGTCTAGAACCACTATCACTCCGTTAATTACTACACCAAGGTATTGAAATATTTTGCCTGCGATCTCCCCTGCGTCAATGAGTATGTCGGTGAATCCGCCAGCACTGTCTGATACTCCAAATATCTTGTTCATTAATTCTTTAAATGGATCTATGACTCCTTGTATGCCCAGCCACAATCCGTCAAAAGCTAAAATAGCTGCTCGAACTCCAACACTGAGATACTGAAATACCAGTCCCACAGTGCCCGATACGTCAATTATTATATCGCTGAAGCTAGTTGTGCTAGCAGACACTCCAAAGATCTTAGACATCAAATCGTTGAATGGTGTTATCACTGCTTGAACACCTTTATACAAACTATCAAAGACTATGATAGCTCCTCGCATGGCTCCGGCAAATATAGGAAATACCGCATTCAATACATCGTCTAAGAATTTGGCGGTGCCTGCTAGTCCACTAGATCCAAACGTTTCTGACAAATAATCTAGTGCTGGTTTCAACAACATGCTAATACCATTGGCCACTTTAATAACCGCAGAAACAACAATGTTAAATGCGGGCACAAGATACTTGTTAGCCAAGGACACTACTCCGTGAAATGCTTGTATCAACACGTCTAAAATGCCACTGTTGGCCAACAGCATTTTAAAACTATTACTGACTTCTGCGATAGCAGCTTGAAATTCTGACATTTTTTTATTCATTTGATCAGTTTCTTTAGCGGCTTTTTTCTGTTCTTCGGTACCTTGTTTTAGTGAGTCAGCATTGATCTGTTGAGTAGCTGCCAAAGCATTAACGGTGCCTCCCAACTCAGCACTAGCAGCACCTGCGTATTTTATGTTTTGTAATTGTTTACCACCTTCCTGCTTCATTAAATTATTTAGAGCGTTGCGTTCTTCTAAGGTAACAGCTTCGCCTCGCTGCATTTTTTGATTCATTCTTTGCAGCATAGCCGCGCTCTGAGGCATCATGGCCATGAGCTTTTGATTTTCTTCTGTGGTAGCTGTGCCTGTAGACATAATATCTTTGGCAAATGTTTCAAGGCCTTTAGGCAATCCGCCAGTCACTGCTAAGAAACTGTCCCTAACTCCTTTTCCTAGCCCAGACATAGACGCTTGGAACTGCGCATCTTTGGCCATTGCCGCCATAGATGCTTCTACTTCAGATCTTGATTGCCCTGTGGCCTTGGCCAGTAGATCTAATTCTTTTAGATAGCTTTTAGCACCTTGTGCTAGTTG